CCATTTTTTAAATTCTGGTTGTGATATCGGCTAATTCTAGCATCTAGGTCGACATCTGTTAAAGCACCCATATATGTAGGTAATGGATAAAAATCTTGTCCAGGTTGATAGTCGTATACATAATAGATTTGACTAGCATTATCTCCTTTATTATCAGTTGGTGAAAACTTTCTAAATTCTTTTGGTATGTACTTTCTAATGTTTGACCAATCTTTAGAGTAATAGTAATGTGTTACATCACCATCTTCGTTCTCTTTTCCAGATCTAACTTTAGCAAAAGGTAAATGATAAATTTCGGTTATTCTAGTCGATTCTTTATTCCACACGACGTTGATTGAATAACCCCCAAAGATAACATAGTCTAATGTGATTTTAGCAAACACTTCATTTAAAGTTTCACCTTCTAAATTTACATACTCGCTACCTACTAATGCAAGTCCTTGCCCTTTACATGCATCACTAATCGCATTAATGCACGTTGCATGCATCGCTGAAGTATTATACAACTCGATGAGTTCTGCTGGAAATTCATTTTTAGCTCCGTAACCCATCCATTCTTTTCCTCTAACTTCTTTAATTTGTGGCAATTCAACTGCTTGAAATGCAGATGCTTTTATACTGTATAATGATTCTGGTATTCTACTCATAATTAATATTCTGGTTTATAATAAACGATTGCTTGTCTATCTTCATTATTTGATTCATATGCGACTGTTCCAGAGCCGCCTCCGTTAGTCGAAATTAGTTTAACTAATTGTTTATAACTTGTATTTAATGTAGTATTAGATAATTCAGCCTCGTATATGCCATTAATGTGGCTACTTGGAAAATCTGATGGAGTTAACTCAAACTCGACTTGAGTGTATCTATCTGATGTAGTTATAGTTAAATCACTATTTACAATTAAGTCTGTATTACTCCATTGACTTTTTAGTTTGAGAGACCAACCATCAACAGCAGATGCTATATTAGATAAATTCCAATATAGTTTATAACTTTTTATAATAGATGTGTCTATGTCTTTTATCGTCATACGTTTGACCTTGTTTAATACAAATATAAAAACAATGTTTATTGTATGTATCTAACTAAAAAAGGAAGGCTTTTAGGCCTTCCTCTTTTCATCTATAGTGTCGTCTTTAAATTACGGTACTAAAGTAGCGTCAAGTAAAAAGACTGGAGTAGTCTCTTGTGAAGAGATAGTGATAGAATATCCATTACGTTCTGCGAATGTGCTACCAGTTGTAGCTTCTGCTGCAGAAACGTATGCTCCTTTTTCTAGACCAAATACAAAAGCTTGGTCGTTTGCGTCAACAAATGCTACTATCATGTGTTGATTTTGAGCGGCCAAAAGGAAAGTATTCCTTTTTTCCGCGTCCATTCGATTAAAGAATAGCGCTAGATTTTTGTCGAAGAATAACGTTGCGTTTTCAATAGAAACGTTTGCGCTTTCTACATACGATGAGGTTTGTCTAGGAAGCTCCCATTCGAACCAGTCTGCAGAAGTAATTGCGCTTCCACCAACTGTGATAGCTGTTACTTCACCTGCAGTTTCTGTGAAACTGTCAGCAGGACCGTTCAATACTAAAGCTTTAACAACTGAACCAGCTGAATCTACACAATCTAACGATATATCGTTTGCAATATTACATGCCATATGATTAATGATTTTTTTTAGTTTAATGAGAGAGCCGAAGCCCTCTCATCAATTTGGTTAGTTATTAAAGTGTACCGTTTTTAGCACATTGATCTACAGAGTAAACTGAAAGACCTCTTCTGTAGTATGCACGTAAAGCAACTTTATCGTTTACGTTATCATACACCATACGGATAGTTTCTGCATCGGTCATTAAACCTGTTGCGAAGATAGCGTATTTAGATGGCAAGGCAATGAAAGCGTCACTTCCTATAAATCCACTTGACTGAACAAGTTTCGCATTTGTACCTGGCAAGTAAACATCGCCAACTCCGTTCGCCATATCGTAGTGGAACAAGTTAGCAGCAACGAAAGCACGTACTGCCATTCTGTAGTAAGTTGGAGACATGAAGATAACAACGTCGTCCATCATTTGTACTCTTGCGTCTAATGCTTCGTACAAGTCGTTCAAATCGCCGATGATAGTAGAAGCTGTAGAAGCTGCAGTTTGACCTGAATCGTTAGCACCTAATGCAACAGTTACTTGAGAGATTAAAGCACCACCAATAAAGTCAGAGATGTTTTTCTGAATAGAAGCAGCTACATAATTTACTACCGTTTCTTCGAAAGGTACTTCCTCACCACCAGCAACACCTGGCTTCATTCTTTCTGATAACCAGTACTCACGTAGATCTGTTGGACATAGATCTTGAGCAACTGCTTTGTCTTCAACTGTGATGTCGATTTGGTCAAATGCTAAATCTCCAGCATCTGTTAAGTTACAGTCTCTGTCTTGTTCAGTGATAGTCCCACTGAATACGTTAATAGTTGAGGTCGCTGCTGGAACGCCTGTTCTGATAGCTACGTGTTGTAGCTCTTTTGTGTTCAAAATCGATTCAGCTAGTAAATCGGTATTTTCTTGAGTATAAGCTGTTAAAGCTGATAAATTAAATGACATTTTTTATTTAGTTTATTTAGTTAATGATTGACGTCTCAAAGATGATAATCGGTTTAATCTACCATCTGCAACTTTAGCTGCAGCCGTAGCGTCTTCCAAAAATGACTTTTTAACTGGTTTTGCAGCAGGCATATCCGCTACTGCAGAGAATCTCTCAGTTAGTTGAGACAATTCTTCTTTTACTTCTGTGATTTCTGATTGATACTCTGCGATTAATTCTGCAATAGCACCTAAAAGATTCTCAGCATTCATTTCTTCTGGTTTAGCTTCTTCTTCTTCAAGTTTTTCTTCAACTTCTTCGCCAGCTTCTACAGCTTCTGAAGTAACTTCTTCAATACTTTCGATTAATCCGCCTTCACCGACAGTGATAATTAAGTTATCTTTGGTAGCGTGTTTTCCAATTGGCGCGAGAACATTGTCTTCACCTTCTGGCATCTCAACAAATAGGGTTCCACCTACTGCTAACTCACCTTCAGTTACAACGATTGTTCCGTCTACTAATTCTGTGCTGCCCATAGAAACTTTATCAGTCTTTACTGTTTCGTCTTTGTCTTCAAAGATCTCAACCTTCTCATTAGGAAGGTCCTGACCTAGCATCACACGAACAGCATTAATAGCTTCTGATATTTTCATATGTAAACTTTTTTTTAGTTTAATCTAACTTCGTGTTAGACATTAACATATATATCTATTTAAAATAATGACAAAAAATGAAACTTTATTAAGATAGATACATATAATAAACAAATTAAACATACAAATTATGAATTACAAAGACATTCCAGGATATCAAGGATATCAAATAAACGAATACGGTGAAGTATTTTCGTTAAAAAGTAATAAAGTAATGCAACCAGCAGTTACTCATGCTGGTTATTTACGACTAGCTTTATCTAACGAAGGTGAAGCTAAAAATTTCTTTATCCATCAATTAGTAGCTATGACTTTCCTAGATCACGTACCAAATGGTATGCAGATGGTAGTCGATCATATAGATAATAATAAATTAAATAATCATATTGATAATTTACAACTAGTTAGTCAAAGATATAATTCCTCTAAAGATCGAGATAGAAAATATGATTTACCAACTAACGTGTATCTTCCTAAAGGTGAGACCACATATATGGTACGTATGAAAGTAAAAGATGCACGAGTAATAGTCGGTAGGTTTAATACAGTTGAAGAAGCTGTAGAAGCAAGAGATTATTTTATGCAATTAAACGATTTATTATAATGGACACAGTTCAATTACCTAGTTATTCGCAATATAAAAGTAAAGTAGATCAAATGATATCAACCTCGCAGTTAACTGTTGATCAAGGTGTGATTCTAATGTGTTGCTTTCGAGCTCGATTAAATGAAAAACCAGTGCATGTTAATTATCTGATGACTGCAACTGGTATGTCTTGGAAGGAAATAAATTGGACGTTAAATGGACTAGTACTGAAAGGTGCTATACGTAGATTTGAAAAGAAGTGGTATTCAGTTTAACGACGATCTTTGAGACGATCATTCTCTCTCTTTAGATATTCTACTTCAACACGTAATGAGTTTACTTCACCAATTAACAATTCAATACGAGATCTCATTTCATCTTTCTCTTTAGATGATTCAGCGAGTAGGTCTTCTAATTTACATACTCTTTCTTTTAGATCTGCTTTGTACATTGCGTCGGTTGAGTTTTCTTTATTATATTTGGTTTCTTCAAACTTTTGTTTACGTCTGAATTGTAGGAATTGCCAAACTCCTGCAGTAGTAAAGATACTGGCTAACGGTACTATGATGTCATTTATCTCCACGTTGTAACTGTTCTGTTTTTAATCTGTTTAAAGTACTAAATGACGAATACGTTAAAAGTAACCATCCCCAGTGTGATGGTGTTGGCAAACCTATTGTAGTTAAATAAAAACCTAAACAAGTCATATACATCATAGTAGTGAAATATGCCGCTCTAATACGACATCTAATATCTTCATTTGATATACATCTCAATTGATATAAACCTGCGCCAACTAACATTACATTTAACAACCACATGGTGTGTATTTCAATTGAAACTGCTATTGGCGCCAAAATAGCAATAGCAAGTGCAAGTGTAATCTCTGTTGGTTGACTATCTGAAAACTTCCAAATTTGTTTTAATCTCTTTAACATTATTTAGATAGTTCGAGAAATGATCCTTCAATTGAAAATCCTGTTAACTCACCTTCTTTTATTTTTTGCCATGTTGTATCATTATTAATACGCATAGACATCATCCACGTGCCTTCGGGTACGTTAAATCCGTATAGATTAGATTTATCATGGTTTGTATCTTGTACTATCCATGATTCTAATACTGTATTCTCTTTAGTTGTAGCTCCGTCGTGGTTTATATTAGTGTTGTTTGTAAAGTTGTTTGCGAAATACTTTTCAGCGATATCAGCAACAGTCTCTTTACTAAAATAAACAAAATATTCCATGCCTTTGTCATCAACTCTTCTGATTAGGTTATTTGGCACCATAGCGGGCGCCACCACAATACGCTGATCTTCATCTTGAACTTGGAATTCCATTTTAGTAAAAGAAGATTTAGCACGAGTACGAGCTGCTTTCTGAGCTGCTCTCGATCTGCTGGCTGCACTCTTCCAACCATTATTAGTCATATCAATAGGAGCTTCAGTTTGTTCGCCAGTTCTGATCAGAAGTGTTCTACCGCTAGGATCTTTATACATTTTATATTTAAGAAATCCGTGTTTACAATTAGGTCCGCCTGCATATTTAAAGATATCATATCTGTCTCCTCCGTCTGGTCCAAACCCTGTATTTGGTGCAGAAGCACTCATTCTTTGGATATCTTCATACTTCCAGAATTTAGTACGCGATAATCTCATCATTGCTTTACAGAATTTACGCTCTGCTGGTGGTCCAACATACTTCCAAACTTCTGTCATTTCATCTTTGTTAACATCAGATCTACCAGTTAAGATATCTAATGCTTTGATAGCATCTGCAACACCACTAACTGTGGTATCTTCAAAGTTTTCAATAGTTAAATATGTAGTTAACTCTGGATCATGTTCTTCACCGAGTACTTCAGCGACCATTAGCAATTTATCTTGCACTTCTAACATGTCTCTAACTTCTGCATCATTCATCTCATAATGATTACAGTCACATGGTGTTTCTTCTTCTGCATCGAATGCTAACCAAGTATAACCAATCGCTGGATTAGAAACTAATGCGACAGTATCTACTCCAAGTTTGTCTGATTCAAACTCTTCGTTTTTAATTAATAATTCAACAATTTTCTTCATAATCTATATATTAAAGAGATGCTAACTGATCTATTTTTTTATCTGCTTCTTGTTGTGATGTTATGTCACTCGATACAACATATGCTTTTATAACTGGTTGACCATTATTAGGACCAACAGTATTGTCTAGGTCTTGACCTGCTGCTGTATCTAAAGCAGCTGTAGGATCAAACTGAGGTACGTTAGGAGCTGTTATATTTGGTGCTGCGCCTCCACCTCCAGAATCACCTGGTGTTTTAGTACTCAATATCTTTTTAACATTCATTAAACCACTAGCAATAGCGACACCTGCTGCAATCTGTGGGAATGGAGGAGGTGCTGGTGTATTTGCCAAGGCGTTAGTTGCTGCT